GGGGTCCCGCGCTAGAAAAAACATGCCTAGTAACTCTGCCATTTTCATTGCATGGTACCTGGCGGTTCGGTAGGTTCTTGCACGGCTTCCGGCGCTTCTTGGCTTTCCATTGGCATTTCTTGATGCTGCATTTCCGGCATGCCGCCACCTTGCGGCATCAAGTCGCCGGACTCCATCATGCCGTGAATAGTACCGAGCACCACATCCTGAATTTGGTCGGGGGTCATACCGGCCATGGTTGCGCTGATACGTTTAGTTTCGGCATCGTATGCCTTAATCTTGAGTTCTTGCGCTTCCATCGACTGACTGACGTTCTTGAGCATCGAGTGCATTTGGTCGAGTTCTTGACCCATCGCCTGCATTTGCTGTTCAGCCGCTTGTAACTCCGGCGATTTGTCGTCATCTCCCAGCAACTTCGGATCGATGGTCTTGGCAAACCGTTTAGCCATTTCTTGCGCGCCCGGCCAATCCATGTTTTTGATGAACAAGTCGCCAGCCACAGCCCACAATTGCGGGTTGCCTTGCAGAATCTGCGACATCGCCTCCATGGCCTCCTGCCGCTTGGTCATGTAGGACGGCCCAGTCGTTACCCGCACATCGTACTTGCCGACGCCTGGGTTATAGATGCGCTCCAGCACGATGCCTTCTTCATTGACAATTTCGCGCACTGGCTCCGGCTGGCTTGGGTCAATCTTGACGGATTTGGAGTCGCCATCTAGGCCGACAATCTGAGCAATGCGCTGGGTGTCGTAAATCTTGGGAATTAGATCGACAATCTGACGCGTGACGTAGCGCACGGCGCGGGCGAGGTTGTCCACATAGTGATAAGTGCCCGTGTCGCCCTGCCGCTCCCGCGCCAGAATGGCTTTGCCAGACCGCTCGTTTGACGTTTGCCCAAGGCTTGAGTCGTACTGCCCGGTAGTGGCTTTAATGTCGTCGGACGCGCCCATTTTGGCGGCAATCAGGCCATTCTGAGCCATTGGAGGCTGCGAGCGTTGCGGGAGCGGCAGGACACCGCCCTGTCCATCGGTTACATCGGGATTTACTTCTAAATACGGCCAATTGTTGGTGTTGGCCGTCTTCCACTGCATCTCGTAGCCTTCAAACTGGCCACCGTAGCCAATAAAAGGCGCCTTGGGTGCCAAGGCTAGCATCTCAGCCTCTTGCGACACCCAATAGTTGTACATGCGCTGGGCATCTTTGGAGTTTCGCACGATGCCGGAGACGAACATCCGGCCATCGACCTCAAATTCGTTACCCACCACCCGGATAACGGGGATAGATTTGCCGGCCCAGTCCTTCTCATCAAGGATTTCAAAGCCGTTAATCTTGCAATACTTAATTTTGCGCCGATTGACCTTGCGGGTTTTGGTCGGTGCCAGCCCCATCTGCGCCATTTGTTTGGCTTCGGGCGCGTCGGCGTAGTAGGACTCGCCGTTTGGGTACAGATTGAGCGTGGTTTTCTCGTATTCGGCGTAGTAGTACTCCGCAATGCGGATAGTGTCCTCGTTGATCCACTCGCCAGCCGATTGGTCGCCCACGCCTTGCGACATAAGGGACGAAATCGGCATCGCGTTAGGGTAATCGCGCTCGTATTCTTCCTTCAGAATGTCTTCGGTTATGAAGCACCACTCTGCATCGGCACCGCAGGGGTCTTGGATTGTCGGATCCATGTAAACCGCGAAAGAATTACGGACCCGCCCTATCCGAATGTCCTGATTGAACGAATCGTCGTCGCAGTAATCCGTATAAATCCGGATATACCCTTCACCAAAAGTGACCTGATTCTCGCAGGCAGTATCATAGGCCACGTCTGCGTCGGATATGTACTCAATATAACGAACCAGTCCATCAAATATCTCAGCCACATCAATATCGGCTTTATCGTCAGCCGGAATGACCTTACCCGCGGGGCGGTTCTGGCGCTGGTCGTTGGTAACCTGCTTAATATGCTGCGGCAGCTTATTGATGGTCAGACACGGGCGTGCGTTAAGCGTCTGGCCTTGCACAGAGCCACGGGTCGACAACACATCAGCCGGCCACTGCCAGCGGTTATCCGGTGAGCCTGCCGAGAAGCGCAGGTCGTCTAGCTCGTTCTCGCGAGACTCGGAATAAGCCGCAATCGCCATCGTCATGCGATGGCGGGCAGTTGCTAGGATGTCTTTCACTTAATCGCAGTGAATCAGCGCGAAGTTGACCACTACAGCCTCAGATTGTGAGACAGCCGACAGGTTCCGCAACGTAATGCCGGCGGTACCAACGCCTAGCCCATTAACGTAGGCGGTGTAGGTGGTCACATCGGCCACAGAGCCGGCAGACACGCATAGCACCAGCACGTCGTTGGCGCTGATAAAACTGTTGGTTAGGGTAAAGCTAACAGCGGAGCTGCCCGCCAAAGCCGCACCATTCATCGTAACGCGGCCAGCAGATTTGTTTAGCGTCACAGCGGTAGCTTTGCTAGTCGCTTGCGTGACCGTGCCCTGTGCGGCGGCGGTATAGCCCAGCTTAATGTTGCTCATCAACGTATCAGCGCCGGAGATGTCTTGGTCGCTGTATGCAACCCCAATCGGTTTGGTATTAGCCATTTAATTTCCCATCCAAGAGTTAGTGACGCCACCCCGGTTTTGCATGGTGATGTGGCGAGGTTTATCGACAGCTTCGCGGTGCGCCACCGGGAAAGCAAAGGTTACTGCCAGTGCGTCAGCCGCATCCGGCGAGGCAAGACCCCTAGCGCGCATTTCTTTCTTGCCTTCCAAAAAGATAGTACCCGCAGAATTAGGCTTTTTTGTCGGCCCAGTCAAGTCAGCCTTAAGCTGTCTGTCTTGGGAGATACTAGCAGACTTTAACCAGTCCTTCATCGTGCCCCAGATTTCAGCCCGCTTATTGCCGTACATAATTGAATTCTTGGCTTTCCAGCCAAAGTTAACGCCGCGCACTTTGTAGCGCTGCTCGTTTAAGCGGTCGAGAATGCCATAGCCTAGCCCGCCCTCGTCAATCACGGTCATAGTGGGCTTAAACTCCTCCATAGCGTCAATGACACGACCGACAATGGCCATCGTATCCTCGCCGTGGTATCGCTTGATCGAGATTAAGTCACGCCCCTGGCGCACGACAATCACGGTGGAGTCAGCGCCACCACGCGCCGGATCGATGCCCATCACCCGTGGGGCGGTTTCATCCTTATACTTCTCGCGGGCGAAGGCGTCATCTACCAGTTGCGGCGAGATGAACTGGTCTTCGCCCTCGGTTGGGAACTCGCCATAGACTTCAATCCGAGCCTCGGGCGAGTCTTTGCCGTATTCCGCGATAATCTGCTCGTAGACTTGTTTGTCCGTGTCCTCGACCGTGCGCGCATCAACCTGCTTGGTCTTCCAAAACTCGCGCTTAGCGTTGAAGCACTCGAAGAAATAGCCAGTGTTGCGCCGCGGGTTGGAAAACGCCATCCAGTAGCGGTCGGGGATGTTCTCGGTAAAGAAACCGCTGCCAACTGACCAGATTGAGTCAGGAATACCGGACGCTTCATCAAATATTAGCAACATGCCCTGGTGATTGTGCACGCCGGCGTAGGAATCGGGATTCTCCGCTGACCACAGCTTGCCCTCTGCCGCCCAATAGCGCGTGCCGAGCTTTAGGTCACGCTCGACTAGCTCCGTGAGCCACACAGCAGGCACCAGCTTGGTCGCGCTAATCTCCCACCAGTGGGAGTTAATCAGCATCGCTGACCATTTGGCCAACTCACCCCAAGTGACGGAGCGTAGCTGGGCCTCGGAGTTGGCGCTGACCACTACGCTCGACCCAATGCGGGTGGAGAGCATCCATAAAATTAACCAACTTACCATGGCTGACTTGCCAATGCCGCGGCCCGAGGCAATGGCCGAGCGCAGGGTGTCCATGGTCAGCGGGCCGTTGTTTTTCTTGATGTGCGCCTTCAAGTCGCGCAGCAATTCGCGCTGCCAAGCCCGCGGGCCGCTGAACTTCTCAAGCGGCGTGTTCTTCTTGCCCCATGGGAATGAGAACAGCACAAACGCCTCAGGATCGTCCTTGACCTGCGGCGACCAGATGCGTGACATCAAGGTCTGCTCGTCGGCGGCGCTGTAGATGGGCTTTTGCAAAACTATATTCTCGAATTACTAAGGTAATAACCTTTGAAATTATTTAATTCCCAATTAAGTAGGTCTATCGTTGCATCGCCAGACATGGTGCCTGTCATTGGAATGATTTCTTGACTTGAATCCTGCAACTCAACCAAGACCCATGCTGCCACGGGTGCCGGATCTTCATCCTCATAATGAGCCATCCATCCCGGCGGAGCTGGACACATGCTTATAATTTTTTTAATTTGTTCCATAAATCCTCCGTTGGTTTAAATGGTTGGGCAGGTGGGGTGGTAGATGCGCTGGGCAGCTAGGTAGGCGGCGCTTGCTTCTTCGGGGGTAAAAAAGCTGCCAAGTTGTTGGCATATGTTGTTAAGTCTTATTTTTGCGCGCCATTTTTGGGAGGCGGCATGATAAGAAACGCCTTTAAATCCTGATTTGTTATCTTTGCGCGTTTTTGCATTGTGCTGGTTTTCGCTGCCGGTTACTGCGCGCAAATTGGCAAACCTATTGTTTGCTCTGGCTCTATTGATATGATCAATTTGGTCTGGCGGAAACGCGCCGGTCATGTAAAGCCACGCTAGTCTGTGGGCAAAATACAGTTTGCCATCAATTCCAATGTAACGATAACCGTTTGGGTGTAAATACCCAACCCTATCGCCAATATTGATTTGGTTTGACGGTCGCGTTACCCAAACAAACACTCCCGTCTCCGGGTCATAGTTCAGTAGTTCTTTCAAGCGTTCTTGGGTTAAAATTGGCTTAGACATTTGCGAACCTCACTTCGTTAATGGTTAGAAGCTCTCAAGCGTTTGCGCGCTTGGGGGCTTCGATACTTTAGCACTTAACGCATGCCCAAATGCGTTCTGGCTTCGTCCATAATGCTTTTTTGTTTTGGGCTAAACGCCTTGTTGTTAAACTCATCTGGCCACTGATTGAAAGTGTAGCCACGGAACAGCGCCGGAATTCCGGAAGAACTGGCCCAAGTTTCAAATGGCCTATCTTCCCCGCGGTTAACAACATCATCCTTGTAGCGCATTTCTAAAAACTTTGGGTCTAGTGACTGCGAAAACCTAGAGTAAATGCTGGCCAACTTGGGGTCGAACGCTGGTTCGTTTGGGTTATTGGCAATGTGCCCCGCCCAATCGGCTACTGCGTCTTTTGCAGAAACTGGCGCACGCAACCCCATTTGAATTCCGCCCCTATCCATGGGCAGGCCAGCAGGCCGCGGGATGCTCCCGCCTTCCTCCCCGATTGGCCACGATTCTAGGCCGGCGCCGCCAGACATTTGCTCGTTAGGTTTTTGAAACACAATCGGCGTCTGGGCTAGCTGAGGCTTGCTACGATAAAGCCGGTACATGTGCCGCTGCTGCATGTCTAAGCCTTGCATCTCTCGCTCTTGATTGATGCGATACATTTCATTTTTGCTTTTTGGCGCTAAATAGTTAGGCATTTAGTTCCTCCGATGCGCTCGATCGACAAGGCGCTGAATGTACGCCACTGGCTCGTTCTTGGGCAGTGGCACGCCGGCAATGCCCAGTGCGGCTTACCATCGGCACCTATTTGGTAGGGCAAGAAATTAGCCCTGCCTGCCATTGGTAATTTTTGGATTAGATTGTTAGTTGGCATTTTTTTAGTGTATCGAATTTAAAAAAAAAATTCTGTATAGACC